GCGTGGCGGAAAAAAGAAGTAAGGCAGATCCTCGACTTAAGAGAGCAGGGGTATCTGGGTTTAATAAACCTAAGAGAACCCCTTCTCACCCTACCAAGTCTCATGTCGTAGTAGCCAAAGAAGGATCACAGGTTAAGACAATTAGGTTTGGTCAACAGGGTGTCACAGGCGATCGTCAACCAACTAAACGACAGAAGTCGTTTAAGGCTCGTCATGCAAAGAATATTTCTAAAGGAAAGATGTCAGCCGCATACTGGGCAGATAAGGTGAAATGGTGAAAAAGAAAAAAGCATTCTGGGATACAAAAAATCCAAAGAAGAAATCTACGAAACTAACACCTGCACAGAAAACTCAAGCAAAAGCTAGAGCAAAAGCTGCCGGTCGCAAGTATCCAAACCTTGTAGATAATGCAGCAGTATTAAGGAAGAAGGGCAAGTAATGGCACTAGGCACTAATGGCAGTACCTTTACAGCAGAACTTAATCGTCTTGCTAATGGTGGTACTTATCCTGCTATACAGGATTATGTTGATGATGCAAAAGCAGCAAACACTTTTGCCGGCACAACCGGCCTTGATGTTGTTGGTGCCTTAAATGTCAAAGCTGGTAACACAAGACCTAACTATAAGGATCTTCGTGGTGTATGTAATCAACTAGGTGGCACAACCGATAAGGCTCCTGCTGCTGCCCTAAGAGCAAGGTCTACCTAATGTCAACTACTTTTGGTCAACTTATAGATAAAGTAATGTTTAATATCCAAAGTGGTGCAGCTCAGTTAGAGACAGCTACTTGGATAAATCAAGTTGGTGGGATTACTTCAACGGCTACATCTTTTGTAGCTAATGAAACAAATCAAATTGGTCGTGGAATTATAGAAATTGGCGATGAATTACTTTATGTAGATAAAGTAGATAACGCTACAAAGACTGTAACTATAGCTCCATGGGGTAGAGGGTTCCGTGGTACCACAGCAGCAACTGCTGCTAATAGTGCCAAAGTAATTGTTGCACCTATTTATCCTAGAACTCTAGTTAAACAAACTATTAACGATACGATCCAAGCTTCTTATCCAGAACTGTTTGCGGTAGGAACACACACATTTTCCTTTAACTCTGCCGTAACTACCTACTCTCTTCCTGCTGCTATGGAATATGTTCTTGATGTAAAGTGGCAGACCATTGGATCAACTAAAGAATGGCTCAATGTAAGAAGATACAACACAGATAAAGTAGCTAACACAACTTCATTTCCCAATGGTAAAACTATTAACATATTTGATTCTATCGATCCGGGTAGAACTGTTCAAATTACTTTTGCCAAAGCACCCACCATATTGACATCAGATAGTGATGTGTATGAAACTGTTACTGGTTTCCCATCAAGTTCTGTTGATGCAATTATGTATGGAACCATAGCTCGTTTGCTTATGAATAGCGATGCAGCAAAGATTCCATTCCAAAGCGTAGAAGCAGATATGCTCGACCAATCGAAGCCGGTCGGCTCAGGTGCCTCTACAGCTCGTTTCTATCTTGGTCTGTATACGCAGCGACTTCAACAAGAAGCTGCATCACTCCGAGATCTATACCCTCCCCGACTCCACTATAAGAGGTAACGAATGGCACAGAACAGACACTATTCATCCACAGCAAAACAGGCTTCACTATCTTCTTCTATAAGTAGTGTTGCCACAAATATTACTTTAGATTTGGTGACTGGTTTTCCTACCAGCTATCCATATTCTTTGGTCATTGATCCAGATACCAATAAAGAAGAGATTGTTAAAGTAACGGCTAGTGGTGGCGGAACAAGTCTCACCGTTGTTCGTGGTGATGATAATACAACGAATGTAACCCATTCAGCCGGTGCCACGGTTAGACATGTTGTATCTGCTCAAGACTTTACAGACTTCTCAGCTCACCTTGGATCAACAGCAAGCCCAACAACTACAGGTGTTCATGGTGTATCTGGAACTATTGTCGGAACTACAGATACTCAGACTCTAAGTGCCAAGACTCTTACTGCACCAAAGTTTGTTAATGGTGGCTTCATTGCTGATGATAGTGGTAATGAACAGATTGTATTTAATAAGACAACATCTGCGGTCAATGAGTTCACAGTAACTAACGCTGCTACTGGTAATAACCCAAGCCTTGCAGCTACTGGTGGAGATACTAATATCTCAGTTAATATTGTTCCTAAAGGATCAGGAACAGTTCAAGCTGCTGGCGTTGATTTAACTACAATTAGTGGATCTCAAACCTTAACTAATAAAACCATTAGTCTTGGATCTAATACTGTTACAGGAACCAAGGCTCAGTTCAACTCTGCTATGTCAGATGCAGACTTTGCTACTCTTGCTGGATCAGAGACTCTAACTGGTAAGACAATAAATCTTACAGATAACACCCTTTCAGGTACTGTAGCTCAGTTTAATACAGCCCTATCTGATGACAATTTCGTAACCCTTACAGGTAGCGAGACTCTTACAAACAAGACAATCACAAGTCCTATTGTCACAGGTCTAACCCTAAATGATTCAAGTATCGTATTTGAAGGATCTTCTGCTGATACTAATGAGACTACTCTTACAGTCACCAATCCTACAGCCGATAGAACTATTACCTTCCCAGATGCTACTGGTACCGTAACTCTTGATGGAGTTGCTTCTACTCTTACATCTAAGACCATCACAAGCGGAACCTTGGGTTCTGATCTTGCTGCTGGTGGATTTAAGGTAACTGGTCTTGCTACTCCTTCTGCTAACACAGATGCAGCAACCAAAGCTTATGTAGATACTCAAGTATCAAACCTTGTCGATGCAGCTCCGGGTGCTTTAGATACTCTTAATGAGCTTGCTGCTGCTATCAATGATGATGCAAGCTTCTCAACCACAGTAACCAACAGTATTGCTACCAAGGTTTCTAAAGCCGGCGATTCAATGACCGGTGCTTTGTCAATGGGTAATAACAAGGTTACTGATCTTGGAACACCTACCGCATCTAGCGATGCAGTTAATAAGTCATACATTGATACTCTGTTTGGATCTACTTCATCTGCTGCAACCTCTGCAACTTCAGCAGCTAACTCAGCTTCAGCAGCAGCAACATCTGCTACCTCTGCTTCCACATCAGCTTCTTCTGCTTCTACAAGTGCATCTTCAGCACAAACTTCTGCAACATCTGCTGCTAACTCGGCATCGGCTGCTGCTGCCTCATATGACTCCTTCGATGATCGATACCTTGGTGCTAAGTCAACTGCACCAGCTTTAGATAACGATGGAGATGCCCTCATTGTCGGTGCAACCTATTGGAATACACCACTATCAACCATGTATGCATGGAGTGGTAGTGCTTGGATTGCAATATCTGCAACATCTGCTGTGGCATCAGTTGCCGGTACAGCAAACAGAATAACCTCAACCGGTGGATCAACACCTATCATTGACATTGCTTCGGCATATGATGATGAAAGAATTGTTGTTGATCTAATGGATATCTACTAAGAAAGAAAGGTAACAGTAACTCATGGCTGTAACTTCAAAAGTGTTGGCTAGAACAGCAGCAGCTACTTCTAGTACAACCCTCTATACATCACCAAATACAAGCACGACTGCGGTAGTAACCAACATCGTGTTGGCTAATGCAGCAACTTCGGCATCAACTGCAACCATTGCTCTTGATGGTGTAGTAGCTGTTCCGGCAGTTAGCCTTGCTGCTAACTCTGTGGTTGGCTTTGATATGAAGCAGGTTATACCTGCTGCTAACCCAGCAAAGACTATTACTGGCTTTGCTTCAACTACTGCTGTAACGATCCATATTAGCGGAGTGGAGATTAACTAATGTCATTCCAACAATATCCTTTTAAGGGTGGAGTGCCAACAGGCACGACTGCTCAACGACCAGAAAGCCCAGCAATTGGTGATGTATTTTATGATGGGGATTTAGGTTTTCTTTTGATTTGGGATGGAACAAAATGGCTTCCTTGTTCTGCACCTGCTGCACAACCAACGATTGCGGTAACAGATGTTGGA